GCACCACCTGCACCACCTGCACCACCTGCACCACCTGTAGTACCTGTAGTACCTGTAGTACCTGTAGTACCCATTCCTAGGATGCCACCTGTAGCACCTCCTGAAGTTCCCCAATTAGACCAATCTGTTTTTGGGTATCCTATAGAAGGTGTACCTGTAATACCACCATAAGCCATATCTATTTGATCGGTTTGCCTTGGGGTCCCGTAGATCTTTTTTACTTGTTCTTCAAGATTTAAGTTGTTTCTATATTTTTCTAAAAACTCTTTTAAAGAGTCGTAGTTTCCATAACTTCCTTTTACAGAAGTTTTTCCCCCTTTAGTTTTTATGTTTATAGTCTTTTTATTATCTGGCATGAGTTAGTCATTTTAGCCCCTATTTACAAAGGTACATAATTATTATGAACAATTAAAGGGTGTTAGGTCTTTTTTCTTAAGTAGTTGTGTTAAGTCTCTTTAGGCTTATTGTTAGTATAAGGCATAAAAGAAGTATCCTGAACGTGGGAGATTAAGTCGTGACAAATAAATCTTTTGTTTTCATTATTCTGGTACCCCAATTCTAAAAATATCCAAGGGTTTCTTATGCGAGCGCTCTTACCTTCTGTAAGGTCTCTAGGTACAACAGTTCTCCAAGTCCTCCAAGTCCTCCTAAGAGGGTTTATAGGGCTGATATCACCCGTATCTTGCACTTCAGTATTTATACTAAGCCTAGAAAAAGTCTCGGATATATCTAACCCATCAGGGCCAATACACTCACTGTTCCACTCTAAGTTATTCCACTCTTTACTAAAGTCGTTTTGACCATTTATAATAAGGGTTATATTAGATTCTACAGGTGGTTTATCAAAATACACTCCATAATCTCCTGTATCTTGTATGTACACCTTATTACCACTTGTAGGGTCTAGTGAGAATATCCTAGAGTCGTCTTTAAGATATAGTAGGGGCTTATAAGAGTAGAATCCCTCAAAAGAGTCTAGTAGTTCATTAAAGCTTATAGTAAAAGATTTAACACCAGATGTAACAGTCCACAACACTCTATTGTTTTTTTGGTCGTATACGGATTGTATATTGTAGTTGGAGTTTGGTACTCCAGATATATCTATACTCTCATTAAGAATAAGCTTACCATCTATATTTTTACTAAAGAACTCAGTAAGACCCTTTACATCAGAAAGGGGGGCACTACTTCCAAACTTGTATATCTTTTTTAATCTAGAATCTAAGTGATAAAGAAACTCAGTAGTACTTACTATAGCATTTCTGTGTTGAACCCCAGTTTTTGTGGAAATATATTTAAAATTAGAGACCACATCTCCTGTACCTAATCTTATTGGGGAGGAATCAGGACTAGCAAGGATAAGCTTCTCATTAATGGGTATTGTACCAAAAGCTCTGTCTTGGTAAAATACTAATTGGTCTGCATGAGTAATTAGTTTATTAACTTCTCCGTATACCCCTTCTACATCTATTACGTTATTGGGTAGGAATACTCTCCAAGCATCTTCTAATTCACCGTCTAGTTTTTCTTCACTTACAACTATTCTATGTGGGAATTCAGTAGCAAGCTCTATATTAATCGGTAGTGACTCTAGAGAAGTTATACTAGAACTTTGGTTGTATACTGGATTATAAATAACTACAGAATTTGTGAATTGGTCTTGAAAGACCACAGCTGTTCTCCTATCATTAAAAGTCTCATGTTGTCTTAGTCCTACGTTAAAAGAACTTTCTACAGGAAATGCTATACCCACAGAAACCTTCGATGTAGCTAGAGCGTATTCTACACTAGACTGAAGTTCGTAGTCGAAATAATTTATATAGGTATCCCCACCAAAAACTTTTAGGTTTATATTGCTATTAGATTTAAATGTAGGTACGTAGTCCGAACAAGGTATATATATACTAATACTTCTGTTAAAATAAGTGTCACCATCATATTGCACTACATCTTTTTTAATATAATTAACATAAGAAGGCCTAAAGGTGTCAAAGATGGGCCAATCCAGAGTCTTTACTATGTGTCTTTTAGTTACCGCAGTTTGAGTGGAGTAAGTATCTCCATCTAAAGTTGTTTCAGTGTTTTTGTAGATAAGCTTTTGGTGTTTTATCTCCTTAGGCTCATAATCTATCCAAGATGGTATGTAGGGAGTCTTTAGTGTATATACATTCAGACGTTGGCCGTCTACATCAGGATTAATGTACTTAGCTTGATTTATGGTCAAAAAATTAAACTCTTCCTGTAACAAAACAGATCCAGAAAAGTCATAAGAAGTCCCCTCAAGCATCGTCAACGGAGAAATAAGTGCAAATTTATTTTTTTGCCTGATATAACCACTATCTTCACCCGCTGCAAAGGGGGTAGCAGGGCATTGGAATATCCCATTAACTTTGGATATCTTAGTCCTCAAAGCACCACCTAAGACTCTTTTGTCTTTCTCCTTTCTTTCTACCCTGACTATACGATACCCTATAATATTATCTCTTATTTCCTCTATATTTACAGAAAACTCTATACCTAAAGTCTTACCCCAAGTTACGGGCCCTATCGAAGATGTGGCTGTAAAACAGAAGGGTATACTTAGTATAGGAGGAAACCTTATGTCTCCTATCCAACTGACAGGAGAAATACCACCACTTCTTAAGTAAAACACTATTCCAAACCTATATACTTCGTCTCTGGTGTAACCTGTGTACAAAGAAGTAAAAACTGGGTCTTTGTGAGAGGGTAGTGTGTGAGCTAGGAGGTGTGCCCTACCAGTTATGCCGTTACTCTCTGTTCTGTAAAATCTAAAGGTCTCATTCACATTTGCTATAGGAAATCTTTCTGTGCCTGTACCCAACACTGGGTCCTCCACTAAAGTTGGCCACACATCTCCTATATTTTTAGAGTCTAGTATCATATCTTCAGTCACGAATCTATAAGATATATTTTTACCACTACCCCCCAATTCTCCATTTATATTGTACTTATACTGAGCTACATTTTCAGGTGTGCCAAGATTGACCCTAGTTTGTTCATCCTCACTATTATAAGGGCAAATACAATCTGCTTCTTTATCTATAAGATCAAACCACAAGGGGTCTGGAAAAAAAGGGTGTTGATAAGTCCCACCTAAATTTCCTTCCAGCAGGAGTGATTCGTTTGCATCGAACCTGTAAGACCTAGTATCAAAAAGTTCTATTTTTTTATAGTCAGTGTCTTTAAGATTACCTGCTATAAGTCTTTTATCTTTATAAGATAAGGTTTTTGCAGTAGTGAATCCTATGTTTATAGTAGTTACATCAGCACTTTCCAGTATAGCTACAGGGTCTTCATTACCTACATAAATAATCTCTTGTGTATTATTAAGACTTTCTTTAAATACAACTATATTAGGCACGTCATTATTTACATAATATATAGCTATATGTTGCATTATGTCATACTCTCCTGGTACTTTCTTAACCCTATACCTAACCCCCCTACCTTTATTGTTCGCGTTGTTGGGGGACCCTTTGTACTTCCAGTGGGGTGTTTCTTGTGGATTAAACTCGGTAAGTTGTAGTTGGTTACTAACAGGAGACATTTGACTTAGTTTACCCAAAGCAGTGGATTTCATTCTGTATGCAAACGAAACAACAGATCCTGTTGGTATTTCCCCTGATCTAATCTCTAGTATTTCAGGCTGGTCCCACAATGTATAACTATTAATCTCCAAATCCCTAGGTAGTAATCCCATTAGATTCTTTCCTACTATATTTAGAGCCCTAACAGCATTAAGATTGTCAGTCCAATAAACTCTTTGGGTTCTTGAGTTCTCATACCTACCTATAACTTCATTTTGTATAGGAGAGCTTATGGAAAAATTAAGCTTCTCATAGTATAGTAGGTGGTCCTTTATAGTAAGAAACCCATCTTGTAAGTCTTTTATAACTTCTAGCTCTTCATCGTAAGAGACTTTCCAAATCTGACCATCTCCTACCCCTCCTGTAGTAAAAAGAATAAGGTTATTACGTAAATTACCCCATCCTATAACTTTTACTTTTGGTATGTCGGGTATATACTCTTCAGATGTAAAAGGTGGGTTTATACTAAGGCCCGAAGAGTCTATAATAAATTGTTGTTGTGCAGTAAGAATAGACTGTATTGCTAAAGTGGGTGCAGAGGTTAGTGTGTAAAAATATATGCCATCCTCTTTGTTATACACACTATACTCTCCATTTAATATACTTAGGGCTACTCCTGGCTTTCCTATGATACTGTTGTATATAGCCTCTTGGTTAGACGTCTCATCACCATAGAAAGTAGATGGCTCACCATTAATCAATATAGAATAGTGAAGTTGCACAGGTGGGTTTAGAGTACCTGCTAGTATGTTTGAACCATCGCTTACTATAGTAACTTTTTGTATACCACCTATGCTTGGAAACTCAAATTGAAACTTATTACCACGCTCTGTCTCTAAAGCAAAAGAGGATAGACCACCTTCAGTGGCTACCCTAAAATCATTTAGCTCAAAATACCTATTTGGTTGAAACTTAGCTTTAGATGTGTCTTTATCTATACCACCATCATATGTGTTTTTAAATGTTGCCATTACCGTTACTTTTTCTTAAGTTATGCAAAGTCCTACTTTCGGGGTATCCTAGAGTTTTGAACCCTTGCTTGTGCATATTTATCTTTGTTATTAGTCTTAACTTAGCATTTTTCATAGCCTCCATGAGGTCTACAGAAGGTATTTCAGCTTTATTTCTAGCTTGTGCTACATACCAAGCTGCCTCCTGCTTTAATTCAGTGTACTTCTCCCTAGAGAGGTTATCTGAAAAATAGGCTTTTTGCCCAAGTCTTTTAGCACAATAATACTCTATTGCCATTTTAAATGATTCGTCATCTGGAATAAGGGGGAACCCCTCTTCATCCACTGCAAACCCTTTATAAGACATATCAATAGTACCCTCTTTAAAAGAAGTGAGTATGAAATTGGGGTTTATCCTGTAGGTGTCAGGGCAAGTACAAAACCTATTTACAGAGTCATCACACACTAAGTATGAGAAAGTATCTGTAGTGTACGTTAAAGGGGTCAAAGAGCAGTGATCTCTTACTGCCACTACCTGAACTAGGTTAGAGGGGAGTTCTGCTCTATATTCAACTATTTTTAATTCTAGGGTGTCCTCTAATAAAGTCCCTCTAGAAGATAGTAACCCCAAGATTTCTCCTGCAAGGTTAGCTACATCAGACTTACTTACGTCTTTTACAAACGGGTAAAGATCGTAGAGTCTTTCTACAATCTCGTCTATTTTTATAAATTTACCTGATATCATTTTCCAAAAAAACTTAAATCTTTATGCACATTTTTTAATGCTTTGGCTAATTGCCGCTTCATATTTCTACAAGGTATGAACTTGTATAATGAAAAATTCTTTCTTGTATTCCTATGCCAGTGCCAAGTGTACCTCCAACCATTAGTGTGGTCGTTACTAAAAAATACTAGCCTTTTACTTTTTGCCGCTACTGGGTCTCTTTTCCAGAGTTTAAGTGTTTCGTTATAATCTACTGGAAGATTGTATGTTCTTAGTCTACCATCAGGTTCGAACCTAATTTTTATTTTTCTCCTCTTTACTGCTATAGTCCCCATACCTGGCATACTAAATATATATGCCTCTTGTATCATCTTATTCAAGAGTAGTATGTGAAACTGGTGTAATATCTTACTGTGGAGTTCTGGAGTTACCTTACCCTTTAATTCGGGGTTGTTTTTAATTAGATTTTGGTATGCTAGTGTAGTACCAAAATCTGTATTTGTCTTCCCCTCACCCCTTAAGTAACTCATGCAGGTTCAGTGTTCTGTGAGTTAGCGTCATTAGCTTTATCCGAGGGTATTTGAGAGTCAAACTTAAGGTATATCTCCTTAATCTTGTTTATAATTATAGGCTCCATCCATTTGTTTATAGGAAACTTAGAGTCTGCATTATAACAAGACTCTCCCTTAAAAACTTCTGTAGGATCTTCTAGTACCATTGATATACTTATATTGCATAGAAATACATTAAGATCTGAGTTACTTTTAAAAAAGAGATATCCATCCCTAAAGAATGGGTACACAGTTTTTTTATTAAATCTCCTACTGCCTGAGTGTATTGCTTGGTTATAGTCAACTAAGTTATAAACCTCCCCTAGTACATCTGTATTAGAAATTCTTTGAATAGCCCTGCCGTAATGGAGTTCTATCGCTACAGGGATTTTATCTTTAGACCTTTTTACATAACAGTCTAAAGGAAGCTCTGGGCAGGTAGAGCGATCCACATCAATCAACTCTACACAATCCAAATAGCTTAATAAATTATCATCTATAGACCTATTTTTATCTAGATCCATTTTTATAAGTGCTGCTCTTTCTGAGATAACATCAAACTTGATTTTATCTAAAGATATACTTTCATCGTCAGATATGTGAGGTCTGATAGAACTGTATATATTATATGCTATCTCATTTAAAGTGCTCATTATTTATTTGTTTTTTCCTGTTCTTATTCTTGCATTAGCTGTGGCCACAAAGCCCTCAGTCTTGCTGTATACATTTGCATGAGAGTCTCTTACACTATTGTACCCCATTGCCTTATGCCAAGTATCTTCATCACAAATAGAAGGTAGGAATCTTATTTTAGTGCTTTGAATGTCATCAACTACCTTAAGTAGTGTCATCTCTTTGTGGATGTGACCTAAGTGCCATTCAGTGTACTCACTGTACGCGTAGTTGTACTTATCCTCCCTAGCCATTATTGTGGTGAGATCAGCGGGCTTTTCTTTTTCTCCATGTGCAAACCCTATAAAAGTTGCACCATACCTGTAATATTTCCTAGGGTGTAGGCTGTTGTCTACAGTTACATTTGGGTCGTTTTCAAAAAATGCCGATACAACTTCACCTACATAAAATGCACGGGCTTCATCATGATTACCCGGAACTACTACAACATCCACAGGGGCTATCTCTGCTAGGGTATTAACTATATCTACCATTAACTGCCAAGCTTTCCTAAAACTCTCTTGATACTCTACCACATCAAACTGTGGGGTACCTTTAGTTGTAGTATAGTTAGAGTCGGAGTTTAATAAGTCGTTACCTATTGGTAGTAAGAACCTGTCTATTTTAGCACTTGCAGGAAGTCTTGATAGCAGTGTGTTTAAACAATGCATAGCTTCTTCTTTTTGCTTATCTGGACTAAACTTACCTATGTGCAAATCTGGTAAAGATATCTCTACTAGGCAATCCCCTGTTTGATATGGGGCTCTTTTTCCAAATGGTGTGGGAGAAAACTTCTTAAAATCTTTAAGTGACTCTAATATAAAATCTTCTCTATCTAATTCAGATAGTGTAACCCCCACTGCTTTGTAGCTTTTTAACCACTCCCCACTGGCTGATTGCCACATAGAGTTAAGTGCTAAGCCTTCAGTGCTAATAGCAGTTGACTTATCTTGTATAACTACTATAGTACCATTTAGCTCTTCTCGTACATCTCGTATTGCTTCGGCGCATAGATCTGTAGAAATGTTTTTACCAAACTGTTTTTCTAGTATACTTGATAGTCTTGATTTACCCTCTTTAAGGTAACCAGGTTTATCTCTTAAGAATTGTTTTACTTCTTTTATATTCATTTATTATGGATTTAGTGAAGACTTGATTAAAAGAGCTACGGTTGTAGTAAGTGCAATACCTACTCCAGTACCTACAAAAAACTTTCTATTTCCCCTAGAGGCTTTTCTTCTTAGTTTTTTATTTTCTCCCCTTAACTCTTCATTACTAATTATGAGGACTTTTACTGAATTAATAAAATCTTTTTGATTACTCTCAAGATCTTTTATCAAACTTTGCTTAACTACTAAATTAATTTCTAATTCATCTATTAAGTCCCTACATAAAAGAGCAGCATCTTTATATTGAAGTGCCCTTACAAAACCTTCTAGTATAAGTGCTTCTTGTTCAGTTGTGAATACTATCACGGCTTTGTTGTTGTACAGCATCCTGACGGGAACTAATGATAAACTGCCCGACACTTGCCCAAAGGCTGTCCCTAGAATTAGAAGGAAGCTTACGAATATTAGGAATTTTTTCATTTATTTCTTTTTCTAAACTTTTTATCTTCTTTCTATAAGATTCTATATCCTTAAGATTTTGATTATTTAAACCCTCTATTATGCTAAGATCTTCTAAAGTAGATTCTGATTGGTCTGCAATATCTATTAAGTTCTCATGCTCCCTAAGCTTCTTTGAAAAATCATCTTTTTCAGAAGTGGGTTCTAAATAGATATAAAGAAGGGCTAGTCCTACTAAGACTAGCCCAATCTTCACAAGTGTTTTTATATTAATCCCTAACACCTACCAGGGTGTTTATCTTGTTCATAAAGGTTTGTTTGTACCCTATTACTTGCATAAGAAGGTTATCATTATCTAAACAACCTTTTTTAGCCAACTCAAAAATCTGGGTTATAACAGTAATATCTGAACTGTTTATAGTATAGTCTTCGCTATAGGCAGATTTTTGTTCAGACTTTGTAATATCTTTTGATTCTACACTAGTCATGCTGCCCGTTACTTGTTCATAATCTGTAACATCTTTTTTATTCTCTTCCATTTTTACTTTATTTGCCATATTATTATATTATATACCTACAAAGGTATAAAGAATTTCTGAGGAAACCTAATTTATTTTAGGTTTTTTTAACAGGGGTCCCCATCTATAAACGCTTCCTCTGAGTCATTACAACTATTCATTAGGCGTTTGTCCATCTTTTCTAACCAGGGTTGCATCTCTTCTCTAGTCTTGAAAAAGTAAGGTGTGAGTTCTTTTTCTAGTTTTATTCCGGGACAGTCTGTAGCAGAGTATGTATTTTTATTGTGTGGCCTAACCCACTTAATATGTGGGAAACATTTTAAAGTTGAATATAACATAATCTGAAATTGCTGCACATCTCTAGGGTCTGGAGTATCTTTCATGTAATTACCATTAAAAACAAAACCTCTGGAAATAGTATTTTGCTTAGACGCCTGAGATTTAAGTACATCCCATGGGCTCACGTACTGTGTTGTCCCGTCATCAAAGTAGAGTTGGTAAGAGATACCCCCACCATTAAATTTCTTTTTGTGGAAATCGTCAACCTGTTTAGGGGTCATATCACCAGCTATGTGGTGTATATAAATACCTTCTATTTTAGCTGTTTCGGAGTATCTAAACTTAAGTTTATCCCCAAGTTGTTCTTGAGTGTTTTGCACATCATTATATTCAAAATAAGTAGCTGTACCAACAACAGAGGCTGCTCCTATACCTAAAGCTGCGAGAATGTTTTTAATATAATTCATATTACGCAAAGAATTTAGCTACTGTGTACACAAGAGAAATGATTACACCTAATATACCCAGACTCCAGTATATAGTGTTAAGCAAGTCTTTTTGTTTTTCTTTTTTAATATTTTCTAGTTTCATTGTAACACCTTCTTGTTGCTCCCTATCTTTTCTTATAATCTGCTCCTCGTCATAAACAGCTTTTAATTGTAGGGTGATTATAACCATATCTTCAAACCTCTTTTCAAAAGATGCTATATATATTTTCTCAGCTTTGGTTTTAGCTTCTTCTTTTACTTGGGCCATAGACAATTCTAATGTTTTCATTTTCTCTATAAGAACAAACATAAATTCTTGTACGCTCTCGGGTCTTGGGTAGTCCATATTATTTAACTAAATTAAGGGAATAATTTTATAGCTTGTCTTAGCAACATACTATACTCTTGCTCTATATCTTCAAGCATTTGGGGGAGTAGTAACTCTGGTTTTTCATTATTCTCTGTAAAGTACATAGTTTATAGTGCATTAAAGGTTGTAGCAGCACCCCTATTAGAACGATGCTTTATTCTAGTAAATTCTGACATGGGTATATTTATTAACCCGTTAGGGCCAATCCCTTGTACATAGGTTCTACAGAGTCCTGTTTGGCCTTGTGCAACCCCTGGGATTACATCATAGAAATTTTGCCCTATTACAAAACTATTCATAGACTCTGGGTACACAGCTACTTCTACTTCTTGCCCTTGGTATTCTATAGTATATAAGGGTGAGTCATAAAGAGGTGTACTTAAAGGTGTTAAGCTTGTAGGGAAACTGTTGAGGACTCCTTGACCTTGAAATAAAGATTGGCTTAACCCCTCTCCATTTCTAATATAAGAGTAGCAACGACCTTTTAATATAGCACCAGAATTATGTGTTAGTATTATTTCGTGGTCCCACCTAGCTGCTGTATACAACCTATTTTGAGTATCCTTAAAGGGATTGACATCCCAAGAGCCTATATTAGGTACATTAGGTACACCAAAAAGCCTTAAAGAGCCATATTGATTATAGGGGGTTGTAGAAAAATCTTGTGTAAAAGTCTCTCCCTGTATTTGAACTATTGTATTATCAGTATTATTGATTACATACACCCAATTCTGCGAGTAGTCTGTGCGTAGGGTGTAGATAATAACGGATAGTTCTAGACCTTGATAGGTAGTATCAAACCAATAGGCCCCGTATATATTACCATTAGTAGTATCAAAAGCTACCCTAAGATCTCCATAAGGATTGCCTCCATGTACTAAATTACCTATATTAATAGGATCTTGGGGGGTACTATATTCCACATAGGGAAAATACTCTGCAAACCCTTCATAGTAGTCGGCTATATTAGTATCTAACTGCTCATACCTATTTTGGTATGAGTAATCCCAAAGGTCATCTGGCCTGTATGATTCAGCTACATCCGCAAAAGTTTTCTTTGCAGGTACTTCTGTTTTACTACAGCTTAAAAGGCTTAACACCACCAAGCCCATAGCTATTATTATGTTATTTTTTATACTCATACTATTGTTGTAGTAATATTGTGCCACACCCCATTCTTAACTACCATAAGCTGTTGGCTATTTGTGTCAAATTTAATCATACCCTCTACACGCTCTACATTATTAGCCACAGCTTCAGACCTAGGTAATATAAGACCCCCTATAAAGGAAGTTTGTAGGGTTATGTTATCTTTCATTATTGATAGTTCTACAACACCATCTACAAGAAAAGATACACCATCCTTATTAGTTATTTGAGTATAGTAATCTAAAGCTCCACCCCAAGTGATAGTACCACTACCATCATCTATAAGACCACTGGTAAATACATTCTTATTAGCAAACAGATTATCAATTGCGCCTTGAACATTTGCAGGTAAGCCAGTAAGTGTTCCATCAAAAGGTATTTCGAGTGCATTAAGGGTTACTATACCTATTTTAGCATTAACAGACTCAACTGCTCCAGAGCCCGTTGACAAATCTGTTGATAATAAGCTTAATAGAGTTTTATAACTAACCCTAGCAAGCCGTGGAGTACTCTGGTGTATATTAATACCTATCAATAAGGAATCTTCTTTTCTTAGGTTGTATATTTCTTTGTATGAAAGTGAGTTTGACATTTTTAATATATATATTTTAACACTCCATCGGTGTGGTACATTTGTCCATAAGTTAGTCCTGCTGCTATAGCAGTGCCTTGGTCTGGGTGGTTTGAAAGGGTAGTAAAAGGTGACTTAAAAAAATACCAAGTTACATCAGGCTCTACAAATACACTTGCAGTAGAGCCTGCATTTGATAAATCAGCTCTAAAAGTTAATTCCCTATTACTACCCACACTTGGGGTACCAAAATCAAAAGAAAACCCAGCTTCACTTCCAGGGCCAATACCTATATATGTTAAATCAGTAAAGGTTTGAAAAGTAACTGGAGAGGTTATACCAGAAATAGTGTCTAAAGACCTCATCCTGTTGTAAGCTACATTTGCACTACCCGCCCCTCTATCAGAAGAGTTTTGTATTAAACCAGAGTTTACTGTATAGTCTATAATAGAAGTAGTTGAATATTTTTGAGATTCACTACTAATAGTTTTAAACCCTGCGTTATTTCCATCTACTACAAGAGACAGTGCGCCCGTTCCTACACTAAAAGAAAAAGAGGATGTGTCTATTAATGTATTTTGTGATAAAGTGCCACCAAGTTTTACACTGCCTGAGATATCAGTTAAACCACTAGAAAAAGTATAGGCCCCACCACCACCTGGAGCTGCAAAAGCATAGACCCCTGGACTTACTATTTTAAGTGTATCCCCTGTAGACGTACCTGTTGTATCTAAATCTATTGTAAAAGTATCCGAGGCTAAAGAAACTGTTAAAGCATTTGAACCCCTTATAGTAAGAGTCTCCAGGTTAGTTATACTTTCTGTAGTACTTTCATCTGAAATGCTAAAGCTAGTCATACTAGATCCACCACCAGAGAGTCCTATTGTAACAGTAGGTCCATCATCAGTTATGGTTATACCACTTGCGCCTAAAATAGATTTAAACTGTAAGTCGTCACCAACCTCAGAAGAAAATATATTTACTCCACTTCCTATATTACTTGCTGTGGTAGATTCACTACCCCCAGGAGGTGATACAGTACCTGTAGTACCTTCTGCAATGATTATCCAACTGTTTGAGGAGTACACTACTACTATAGACTTACCTGGGTTAAAGTCTTCTATTGTAAACACATTAGTACCATCTGTAAGAGAAAACTCTATTCCATTACCATCTAGTGTATATGTACCTATGCCAGAATTTCTTATAATATGCATTTGACCCTCTTTGGGGTTATTTGGCATATTTACAGGGCTTGCTGGGGAGCTGTTAGCATTAAGTATACATATAAACTCAGTGTTTTGTATATTACCACTATCAGTAAACAGCCTAGGATTAGTTTGAAGCCCCCCATAAAACCTTAAACTCTCCATATAGGTTGTTAGGGACTGTTCAGAAGATCTTCCTACAGTTCCTAATACTATTGCCCTTTCGGCAGTGATAATCCCTCCAGAGGCTTGTATTGCTATCGAATAGTTACTGCTGTTAAATGTAGTAGTGGGAGAAAACAGTGAAAATACTTTACCAGAGTTAAATATTTGGTAACCACTTAGAGTGTCGTATATATTAGTGCCTATAGAACTAAATACTAATCTAGAATCTAGGTGTGTTTTAAGAGTTAGGGGGGTAACTGCTCTACTATAGTCAGTACCTATATTAACCTCTGCTTGGGTAGCTATCTCAATAAGACCCCTTACAATATCTGTAGATATCGACACGTTAGAGTTTATAGCCATCCAGTTAGCTAATACTACTCCTGGAGTATCTACTAATGCTATGAGAAAATCTCCTTCTTCTAAAAAGAATAACCCACTTAATGTACCTGCATTTATTATGTTAAAAGAGTTTCCTTTTTGTATGCTAGATCCAGCATATGTAGTGGGTATAAGGTTAGAAGAAGCATCATAAATTTCTGGTATATGTATAAACCCCACAGGTAGTTCTCCTACATAACTTTGTAGGTACTGTAGTGTTACTGGGTGTAACCCCTCTGTAGGATCTGCATTTAATTTTATATACCCTGACATATTACCCCCTGAGAGTTGAAGGTATTCGTTTAACCTTTGACCAAGGTAGGTATAATCTATTGCGTTGCGACCCGAGTAAGGACCCCCTGTAAGGTCTATGTGACCCGTAACAGTACCACCTGTTTTCAATAGGTAGTTGTTAGAAAGAGTAATTACTTGACTAGTAAGGCTAGTAACACTATCTTCAATAGGGTCTATCCATTGTGTCTTAAGGTCCCCTAATAGTATGTACCCGTCAGAAGTATTCCTATCTACAGGGACAGCATCAGTAATACCTATTACAGGGAAATTCGGTTGTTCTTTTATCTTAGTCATTTAATTATTCCATTGGTAAGCCTCTCCAGTAGTGTCGTCTATGGGTAGTAAATCCACCCACTGTATGACATCCCCTGTAAGGGTGTTAAGTATTGTTGTTTCGTCTTGAATACAAAGATTCCACCTTATGCACAAAAGGTCAGCAATCTTGTCAAATATTGTATAAAACTGTTCTTCTGTAAAGTTGGATTTAAGTATACCCTCTTCTTCACATACATTATTAGTAATAAAACTTATTAGTAAAGATGCATACATTTGTTTTTCGCACACGTCCATACCTGCACACAACCTATTAGCCCATATGGTACTATTGGGTGTGATGCAGCATATTGCCTGTGCAACTCTGGATCTGACTATTATCTCAAGTATCCCAGTCATTAGCCTATGACTACTACACTAAAATGACCCTCTCTATTAAAAGCCAGGGAGATACCAGATGTATTTACTACAACATCTTTTAAGACATCTCCAGTTTCATTATAACCTATATTACCGTAATTCGGTGCTATGAGCCTCCAGGGGTCTGTTATACGAGATCTGAAGTATATAGTCATTACGCACAATAGTGGGTTTGAGGTTACACCTTGTAGAGCTAAATCAGCTGCAGAAATATCAAAAGTTAACCCCGAAGAGCTACCATGCGTCGCTGAGGTGGTAAACCCTCTAGTATACTTACTTATAGGGCACACACAGTCAGCTCCTATAAGGGTGTCTAAAAAGATTTGTTCGCCACCAGTATTACCCAAGGCCAACCAAATAGCATAAGCTGAAAGGCCATCTTGACCAGTTGGTCCAACAGGTAGGGTCATAGAACATTTACCCGAACATTTAGTAGAGCTACAATTACACATTAACAGTTACATTTTTTAGAGGCCATATCACACAATTCTTTTAATCTCAGCCTGTGTTTTTCTGCTGATTCATAATTACCACAATATTCTAGTTCCCACAAAAACATGTTAAACATTTGTAGCATTACTATATTAGATTCATCATCTATATCTTTTGTGATACAGTTCATTAAACATTCTTTTATATCACAATAAAAGTACATAAAACTAGAGTTTTGGTATAAAACACTACTATCGGTAGCTGTGATTCTATACACAAACCTGTATATACCGTCAGGAAGTGGTGTTAGAATTACTTCTGTACCCAACCCATCAGGAATTATAGTATAAGTTGCTATAGGATTGGTGGAGTCTGTTTTTTTAAAAACAGAAAGTTCTCCTGTAAAAAAGCTTGAAGCTTCGTTAGGAGAACCATACCCACCTAAATTGGTGGCACTATAGATACCTGTAGCTTCTGTAAACACTAGAGTGTTACAGTCATTACATATGTCAAAGGATAGTGATATCATAGGTATGTTCCCTTTTAGGTAAAAGAAAGGGGAGAGAAGGGCACTCTCCCCATCTTAGTTTATTGGTTAGTTCTAATTACAAATCTGTACCTACTAAAATAGTAGCACCGTTTGAACGGGTTTTAAGTACAGAAGCTATGTTTGGTATGGCATTAATTGCATCTACAAGAGCAAGCCCTGATTTAGTTGCAGCAAGTGTACCACCACCAGCATTTAGTTTAGCTTCATTATAGCCTGCTGTACCAGCATCATCTGCAAGCCTGCTACCAGCTGTAAGCTCAAAGTTCAAAGTGAGAGCTTTAGGAGAAACTGGACGAGGTCCTATTCCACCTTGAGTGGTTTCTGAATACTCAATAGTAAGGGAGCTGTATTCCGCCCCTATTACAACTGATGGTGTAAACCTGTACTGAAAATCCTTCCTGTAATAGTGGAAGTTGTTTCCTTCAGACCAAAGTTCTAGCTCAGCGACTTGCTCATACCTTCCGATACCAGGATCACCTTTAGAAACTTCTCTTACTGGTGTATCTCCAAAATCCTGTAGACCCACTTTAAAACGGGTTACACGGAAATACTCGTCTCCTGCTCGGAAAGAGTTTGGTGTTCCTGTGATGCGAACACCACAAGGTACAGAAGTAGAGGTTACTTGAAAGCTGTTTGTTATAACAACAGTTGCACTGGCTCCAGTAAACAGACGATCTAAGATCATTACATTACTAACTACAGATTTAACTTGGTATATAACATTACTTACAGATATATACTCACCTATAGCAGCTGTACCTGCGAAGGTAGCAGCATTTGAGCCATTAGTAAATATAGTACTTCCTGGAGCTGCGCCTGTAGTTGCAGTCGACAAATCACCAGTAGCTTCTACCAATAGTTTCCTATCAGCTTTACGCTCGTTGTTTGCAGCAAGAATGTCTACTAGCTTAACTGCTATCTCAGCCTGAGTTGCGTTGGCATCAGAGGTCATATGAGATTGAATTATATTTTGACTTGCAAAACCCAAACGAGAGTCTGCTTGGTCATAAACTCGAAGGTAGTAGGTGTTTAGATTAAGTACATCAATTGCACCAGTACTAGTTGTAGGGTCAAACCCTATAACAGTCTGCTCCTGAGTAACATCCCTAAAAGGGTAGCAACTTACAGATTTAATAGTACCTAGATCCACTACATCAGAGGAGCGAGTTGATCCATCAGCCCTAAATTGGGTAAAACGGACTTTTTGGAAGTTGGCTATAGTACCAGCATCCAATAGTGTGCCTGACTCTGAAGTAACCACTACCTCACCAGTGGCAAAAGCCGCACTTGAGATTTTATCGGTTCCAGCAGTTAGTCCAGATACAGTATCCACTGCATTCCCCACAATAAGGGAGCGAAGGATATTTGATTGTTGTTTTGAGAACATGCGTTTTCATTTAAAAATTAATTATTCAATATTCTGGTTTTGTATTTTCATTGATTGGAAACGTCTGTCTGCTACTGTTTCCAATGCTAGCTCTACTGCTATATCTACAATTTCTCTGTGGAGTGTATCATCCAGTTCGGAATCTACTTGAGTAGTTGGATCTTCAGTATTCACTACGATATTATTCATCTTCTTTATATACCTTACATGATATTGCACTAATGGTACATCGGCTATAATTTCATGGTACCTTACACCTGCATCAGTAGTTATATCAAGTCTCCAAGCTTTACCACATTTAGGTTTATTAAATGGGTTACTTTTTTGTATGTTGTACTCATCATGAGTTATAGGAATTACATCATACCTAGGCTCTAGAGGTTTAGGAGGCCTTGCAGTAGTATCTTCTTTTGAAAAACCCCACTCCACTATTGATAGCCAAAAGTCGTCAGGTAAAGTAAAGTACCTACTAGTAGAACTTAAGCCACCACTACTACCCGGGACTAACACACATTTTGGGGTACCATCTGGAAGAACCGAAGTTCTTACTAACCTAGAAAGGTCTTTCCTACGTTTCTCTGTACCTTCAAATCCCTTCTTGTACTTATTTCCTTCAGGGTTGTAATAAGATTTGACTAACCTCTCTTGAGCTAAATTAAGAAACAAGGATTTCTCCGAGTCTATATATCCAGGCAAGGATAATGTAGATATGGCATCATACCTAACATCAAAACTGTAAGCCATCTCATTAGCTGTCATTACTTAGAGTCATTGGTCATTTCTATCTGTGTTTTTACAGACAGGTACCTTTCAGAGTTGTTTATTGGGTCCAACTCTTCTAGTATCTCAGTTGCTGTAAAAACAGTTTCTGCGTTACCTATAAAGAAGAAACCTCTTCCTTTCTTTTTAACTACCCCTGCATTTACAGCTTTTTCTAGGAATACTTTAGTCCTATAAGTTGGGTCATTAGCTAGGCTCATAAACCTAGTCATATTTTCGTTAACACACTTACCTAGTTGACCCCTTAGCCATTTTACAGAGCTGTCAGCAGGTATTTTTTTATTGTGGAACACTGCTAAGAAATCTTTCATCTCTTCTTCAGAACTCCCCATTTCATAGTACTTCTGCCATGCTTCAGCTTCAGCTTCTGCTTTTCTAAAGTCCGTAAGCTCTTCATGTTGATTATCCACCATAGCATACCTATAGGTAGCTTTATTGTTCCTATCGTCCCAAGAAGGGGCTATAAGATCACTGTGGGACAACAGCATTTTATAATGAGCATAGTCTTGTGGATTAGCTAAATCGAGTGTTTTTCCATCTCTATCCAAAGATACTGAGGTGGTCATAGGACTCCAAAAAGAATACTTTTGACCTCTAGCCGAAGATTTAGAGTAGTGGCTCATTGCTCCAGGAAGGAGGTTTAGCTTTTTTTCTAAAAACAGCCTCTCTTCCTCACTCAACACTTTTGCAAAGTTTCCTGTTGAATCTATGGGACAAGAGAACAGCTCTTTTGTATGACTCAAGAGAAATTCTCCATCATGTCCTTCTGGTAGCCAATTCTTACGTACTATCGGTTTAATTCTTACTATTCTGTTTGGTAGTGAAAAACTTGGTATAGGTTTATGTGTGGTGGGTATTACCACACTAGGTACCTCTTCAAAATTCATATCCCTACTCTCTTTTTTATTATTTGCCATAATCTTTGTTATATTTTGCCTTTTTGTTCTTAAACTAGTAATGGAGGGGGAAAAACCCCCTCCTATACCTATATCTATTTTACGCTTAGTAAGCGCCTACTCCTGTGAGTATTGATGGTATAATAGCTACTGTTCTAGTAGGGTCTTTTACCATTGCTCCTAGTTCGCACATTCTGTGAACAGTGTAACCGTCCGTAGAGTGAGCCATTCTAGTATTCCTTGTCTTGAGTTTATCTGGACTTCTTAGTCCTTCAATAACACCCCAGATGTCCTCAGATCCACGCTTGTAGACCTTACGGATGTTAGGCTCTCCGTCAGAAGTACCTACGTCCAAGATGTCATATCGGTATGACTCAGCAAAACCACGCTTAGGGTGGTAAACTTTATTCCTCTCTGGATTATCATACATAGGCTCGTGAGAGACGGTAATCTCTACACCATTAGGTCCTATGTAGTTAAGGAACTGACCTTTGTATGTCATTGAGTTATCCTTGCCAGCGACTACACGAGTCTGGTCCAACAAGGGGGTATACAATGCTACATAATCTTCAAGGGCTTCAGAGAATTGGTACATACCCCACTCTCCTGTCCTCCAAATAAACTTACGTTTATCTTTAGATAGTTTACCTACAGATAGATCCAACATCCTTTCGGTAGCCCACTTGATGTCAAATTCACCATAGTATGCTGTGTTACTGGCCTCCATCTGTTGACGGATACCTGCTCCTTGGATTATCTCGTACCCACTGATTCCTTTCTTTTTGAAAGTACCATCAGAAGATTTCATTGTACGTGCGAAATACAACAGTTTATTTTTCTCTTCTCTAAATTGAGTTTCGAACTCCCAGTCTGCATATTGCATCCAAGTACTCATAGTATCAGTTTTACCTGGTGCTGAACCCGACTTGGTATAGTCTGGTCCTGTAGGTACTTGCCAGCTAAACGCAACTGGTTTGTCGATCATATCTCCAGGACGAGTATCTTCCATACGTATCATGGAGAAGTCGTTAATCATAGAGAAGGGAGAGGTGTAAGTCACAAGACCACCTTTAGTAGAGAGAGTTCTTTCTACTGGGGTCCACTCACGAGACCACCTTGTACCATTTTGAAGTTCTTCAAAAGGGATAAATACTGTTTCATCTGGGTGAAATAATTCACAGAGATAGTGGTATTCATTAGGGCCTACTGGAGTTGGTTCTTGTACGATACGTACAGGGTACGCTTCATTCTTATTACCTACAATCAAGTTTTGATCGGAGAAATAGGGCTCACCATATATAAGGGTAAACCTAGAACCATACTTACCTACTTGGTCTGCTGGTTGGGATGGGACTCCATCTACTTCACAACGAAGCAATGGAATGTTTTTTCTACTATTACCTTGGAGCATCCAACGGAAGCTTTCATTCGTATCCAAAGTCAAGGAGTCGAATTGATTCAAAAAAGACTCAAGATCGTTTCCAAAATTAATCTCTAGAAGTCTAGAAACTAGTTTAGTAGCGTATTGAGGCTCTAGTCCATAAATTTGGCCTATATGATTAGCTGTCGTCAAACCCGTCCAATCAGTAGGCAAATATTCTACAAAATCACTTATTTTCATATTTTATCGGGGGTGTTATAGTTTGTGGCGAA